ACAGAATGGCTGCCTGCACCGGTGTCTCAGGGTCAATGCCTTCTGACAGGAACGCCCCCGGGGTGGTGGAACGCAGCCCCATAAGCGCACTCAGGTCGGTGCCGCTGCCGGTGGGGGCGCTGGCAAAGCTGATTGTGCTGGTTGGTCCTTCCACCGTGTTCATAAGTTCGAACCGGTTATACACGCTGTTCCAGGTACACACCACAGCGCCAGCCATGGCACTGGTAATAGCAGCAGCTATACCGTTAAGGTTGGTAACATCGCTAAGATCAACCGAGGTAATGTCCGCTGCCGGGTTGCCTTGGTTAAACTGGATGTGGAACGAGCCAGCAGTAATGCCGGTAAAGTTGCTTAGCGCCTGCTGTGTGGGGCTAAGCGGGCCGCCAATAAGCTGCCCCTTGCTGCCCGACTGCGTGTCCCCACCGCTGCCTTCGCCGCTGGCATAGCGACCGATATACAGTTGGCTGGGCTGGGGTACCTGCTCAAACCACAGGGCAGCAGCAAGGTACTCCGGGGCGCTATCACCGAAGTCGTCACCGACCTCCGTAATGCTGCTGTACAAGCGCCACCGCTCTGTGATGGTGATGGTGTCGCTGGTGCCCAAGATTAGCATCTGATTCAATGCCGGGGCTTGTGCCGCCTGCGGATTCAGTTGGACTGTTACTTTTACCAACCGACTAACTGGCAAGGACTGTGACGCCATATGCTGCTCCTTCCTATGAATCTTCTTGAATTTTTACCACGTACTGCTTAACTGGATTATCAATGTTGATAACTACGTTGGCGATGTTTATCTCAGCTACGCTGTACGTGTACTTCTGCCTACGGCGAAGTGAAAATGGTAAGTCCGTGCCATTCACCCACTGGTTATTGATCTTAGCTGGTACAGTTACGCTTTCCCCTACCTCTACCAGACCATAGCCTGCTTGGGTAAGGTACCAGCGGTTCTGCGCCAGCCCAAGACCCATAGCCAGCCGTTCACTGTAGCTTTCGTTTGTCGGCCCGTAGAAGCTGGCCAATACGTGCAATACTTGGTGCCTTATTACAAAGCTATTGCCAGCAAATCCCACGCTGCTGGGCACGTGCCCCTGAAACTCAAAGTTATCCCGTTCCTTGCGCACCACACCAAGCGCTGCCCAGTTGGTGCTTAGATCAGGCTGGTTGGGCGGGTCAGTTGGCTGCCACCGGGGGCGTACCAGCGTCCCGTCCAGCCCCGTTATGCCAGCCATCATTACCTGCAGAAAATCCTGCAAGTCCTGATCGTTTAATTCGCCATCAATATCAGCGGGCTGTATAAACACCGGCAGCGTGCTCATTCCCCGCCCTCCACCGGCAATGCCAGCGCCGTACTTATGGTGCAGTAAGTCTTGGTAAAGCCCCGCCCATACTGGCTATAGTCTTCGTCGCTCTGCGCCTCGTACCAGTCGCCCTTCCAAACTACCCGGTCAGGCAGCATGCCTTGCGCCGCTGTGTGCAGCCGTACAATGCTGATGATAGTAATGCTCTTGCTGGTGCTTTGCGCTTCCGGGGTACGGTCAAGCTTGTTACCGCCTTCGGGGTAGACCACGCCCCGCTTACTCTTAAGCACCTGGATGGCTGCCTTGCCCCGGCCCTGCTGGGTAACAACTTCGGTGCGCCGGTATACGTCAAAAGTATCCAGCGTGTACGGGTTAGTCAGGGCCACGCTAACGTCAAGCATGGGCATTAGCTTTTCCTCCCCTGAATAACAACGTAACTGATGCTGTTACGCAACTTGCCCGTAACTACCAGCGTTCTGGTGGTCGTGATACCTCTACGCTTACGCGCGGCAATTGTCGCGGGCTGCAACGGGGGAGGAGTGTTGTCGTTGATACGCGCACGAATATGATTCTGCGCTACCAAGCCCACAGCGTTAAGCGCTGGTAAAGGATCACGACCATCCAGTGCTGCATCACCCGCTTGGGCCATGCGTCGTGTAATCTCTGCCTTGCCGTCGTTTATACCGGGCTGCATAAAGGGCCGCGCCGGTATGTTCATTGCAGGGCTGCCGTTGTCATGTATGTAGGCAAGCGCTGCGTTGTTAATCTCTTCAGTTCCGCCCGCGCCCTTACGTGTGCCCTTGGCCGCTGGGACGCCTACTTCAACGCTGGTACCGGCTAACTGCTTAAGCCCCTTGGCCAGCTTGGGCATATTGTCAGTTACGATTTCCAACGCCATCTGCTGGGCCATTACACCAGCCCTCCCGGCGGTCCGAACCATGGTGCGCCAAAGCCCGGGCCAAACGGCCCGCAACCCGGTGTGCCTACCTGTATGCCACCCATGCCAGCCATGCGGGCCAGCATTATGTACCGGGTGCCAAAGGTAGTCAGGTTAAAGTGCCCGGCTTTTTCAATGCTACTGCCAGCCGTGTCGTAGCTGACGTTTACGCTGCCCGGTGTTTCGCTGGCTATGGCCCCCTTGTTTACCCCCGGCAGGCCGCCTACATCCACCGTTTGGGCATTAAAAGCCTCTATAACCAAGTTGTGGGCCACAAACAGCATTACCCCCAGCGGTAAAACACTCCGCCAGCGATCCGCATTGAGGAGTAGGTAAGCCCAGTTAAGCCAGAAGGTGATGCTACTATCCGGAAATATGTCTGCGCTGGCAAACTCGGGGAAGCTGGCCCTAAAGCTTGCTACGGTAACGGTATCCATCTTCCCCTCCTTTGCCGGTGCGTTACTTCTTGCCCTGCTGCTTCTTGGCTTGCGCCTGCTGCTTGCCCTGCGTCTTGTCGTCGCCCCCGGTTACCCGGTCGGCAACTTCTTGATGCCGCGCCAGCGCTGCCTTCTGGTACTCGCTGTAGCCAGCATCGCCAGCCGCGAACACCGGTACCGTCTTGTCAACTTCAACGGTCGGGGCGGTAAACACGGCATCCGGATCACCTACGCCGAGGGGGCGCAAGTTATCCTTATTGCCAAAGGGCACACGGCCCAAGAGACCACAGCCCTGCGTCATGGGGCCTACTGGCGCACCGTGCGCCGTGCCCATGTAGCAGTTCGTATCAATGTCAAGGACAGGGTCGTAGGCCCGGTAAGGGGCGTCGGCCACTTCTTCATCCTCAGTTGCGTTGCTCTTTTGGGCATCCGCATTTTCAGCAGCCCGCTTGGCTTCGGCATCCTGCCGCTCGGCCGCTGCCTTTTCGTTTTCCTGCCGTGCCTTTTCTTCTTCAGGTGTCACTTGTGGTTCTCCCTTCTGTGGTTTGCCTGCAAGCTAGGGGCCGGGGTTGCGGCCCCCAACACACAGCCGGTAGTTACAGACCGTCGTAGTATCCGATGGTCTCGGGGTACACGATTTCCACCACACCCAGACGACCGTAGTACGTGGTCTTCTGCCAGATGCTTTCGAACTGGATGGGTGTGCGCTGCAACGACGTCATGGGGAACCGGACCCGCTTTTTGTCCTTGGTGTAGACCACCATGCGGTCTACCGTGCCCGGGACGCCAACTGTGCCACCCACCCCGGTACCGATGTTCCACTTGGTTGCGACGATGGACAGGTTCTTTGCGCCCTGCTCGTTGCCGCTGGTCATGAGAATGTTGTTGTCCTTAATGTACTTAAGGATGCTGACGTTGCCAGCCTCGCTCACCTTGGTGGTGGCAAGGTAGCCCAACACCAGCGGGGGCAGAATGACGCGGTCAGGCATCATGCTGTAACCAGTGGCGGCCCACACTGCGGTGATGGCGCTGTTGAAGTCAGCAAGAATTTCATCCGGCGTCTTGCTGCTCCAGTGCGAACTTCCGCCCGCACCGTTGGGGAACGTAACCGGGGTCACGAGGCTGCTGGTAAGCAGGCCGGGGTCGCCCAGTGTCAGGTCTCCAAGGTAAACCTGCTCGTCGATGTCCATCTGGTACTTCAGTTGCAGGCCATCGAACTTCTGCTGGTCAATGGGGCGTCCAAGCCGGGCTGCGCTTTCCAGCTCCGGAATGGTGTACTTCAGCTCCATGCCCCACAGATGCAAGGGGTGCGGAATCTTGGAGATGTCCAGGTTCATGCCTGTAATCTCGTTGCTGTTCTTGCCGATCCACGCCTTGCCGTTGC